CCTACTGATTCTAGTTCGATTGTGTAATCTGTATAGTGATGATAGAATTTATTTTGAACACCTAGAGCATTTTTCCAATATCTGAGTTGGTTGGTTCCTGTCTGAGTGTTACCGATACCTAATGTATCATACGGAAACTGCTGGGTAGTCCAAGCACCGATGGGGGCATTTGTAACACCTGTGATTGTTGGAAGATTTGGTGGGGCTGGATTGCTACGAGTTACTGTGATACCATGAACTTGGGCATCTGCGTCGATTGCCTGATGAAGCCAGCATATAGGCTGAAAGGTTGATACCCGTGAATAATTAATTGCGTCGGGTGGAGTTAATGAGAATTGACAGAATTGTCTGGAGTATTGAATCTGACCATAGAAGCGTTTTTTAATGTCGTTGAGTTGTTTCATATTTGACATGATGCGACGATCTTGAACTTTGTCATAGGGTTTTCTGAATTTTCTGACAAGGGCACGTGAAGGATCGTAACGTTTTTTGAAGCGTCTATTAGGAGCGCGATTTTTAGGTAAGGACCTAACGGGTTTTGAACGGCGATACACCATTATATATATGCGTTAGATTTTAATTTTTAGGATATTTAGGCGTTTTTTGAAAAGTTTTTCCTAAAGTAACTGTTTTTTGAAAATTTTTACGCACCGCGTTTTTTTGAAAAATTGGGATATTTAGGCGTTTTTTGAAAAGTTTTTCCTAAAGTTCTTGTTTTTTGAAAATGAACGAATTTTAAATTTTGAAATATTTTTTTTATTTAGCGATTTTATAAATGGTTGAAAAAGTGAGCAATAGTGAAAGCGAGGCTGTAATACTAGAGAAAGCCTCGCCGAAGCAGACCAATGCAAGAATGCACTGGTTCTTTACTTTTAATAACTATGAAATGTACGATTGTGAGATATTATGTAAAGTTTTTAATGAAATTTGTTATATGTATGCCTTCCAAGAAGAAACTGGTGAATGTGGGACTAAACATCTTCAGGGAATTATGAGTCTTAAAAAAAGAGGGAGATGGACTGAATTCGGATTAAATAAGAAGATACATTGGGAAAAGCCAAATAATGTAAAGGATTCATACTTATACTGCACTAAAGAAGCGACTAGAAGTGGTAAAGTATTTACTAAGAATTATGATTTACCATATACATTTAAATTAGCTGATGAAGTGTTATTTGATTGGCAGAAGAAGATTTTAGAAATTGTTAAGTCTGAGCCTGATGATAGAACTGTAAATTGGGTTTATAGTGAAGAAGGAAAGATGGGGAAAAGTAAATTTGTAAAACACATGGTTATGAACTTCGACGGTATATTTTGTAGTAAAGGTGATTATAGAGATATATGTAATCTGATTCATAAGTCGGATATGAATAAAACTAATTTAGTAATTTTTGATTTACCTAGAAATAATGGAAATAAGATTAGTTATAGTGCTATTGAGAGTATTAAGAACGGATTGATTTGTAATACCAAATTTGAGACTGGATATAAGGCTTTTAAAGAACCACACATTATAGTGTTTGCTAATGAAGAACCTGACTATTCTAAGTTATCAAGCGATAGATGGAATATAATAGAAGTTGATTAGTTTGATATCAAGGATATCCTTTGAAATCAAACATCCACCCCCTAAAGCGGGTGTGAGTGTGCGTATATTTGTTTACGAGCAAGTTATTTTATATTAATTTTGAATTTAAGTTGATGCACCGATGTAGTCACGCCAGCAAGGTTTTCTGAACATTTTAACTTTGATGTGATTATTTGATTCTCTACCCTGAGAAGGACCTGCTATTATACGGTCGGTAGTTGCTGATTCTTGAGAGCATGAAAGCATGAACCATACCTGTTGTTTGATACCTACGTCTGTAAAGTCTGTGATTTCGGGAGTTACTGTCTCGTCTTGTGGTGCGGTGATGACTCTCTTGTATGCGGGATTGTAGAAGCGATACTGAATTAATCTGGTTGGATTTGTCTGGATTGAACGGCCTGTAGTCTGAGCACCGGCGTATTCGTCTTTGAGTTGATTGAAGTATACACGTCTGACACGTTTGACACTATAGTATTGAGGATTGATTGCCCATTGATTTGAGGAACCGGCACAGAGATTTGTGAAACCTACTATACCTGACGGTAATTGGGTGTCCTTTGTCTGTTGAGACCTGCGTATCCACGCCTTAGTTGGGACTATCATTAGGAGATCTACGTAGCCACGAGCGCCTACTGATTCTAGTTCGATTGTGTAATCTGTATAGTGATGATAGAATTTATTTTGAACACCTAGAGCATTTTTCCAATATCTGAGTTGGTTGGTTCCTGTCTGAGTGTTACCGATACCTA